GGGCTTTTTCTATTTCTGCTGGAGAAAGGGAAAACATTAGTTTTCTTGTGCCAGTGAACTTATGTTTTCTTTTTCTTCTTTTTTTTAGCTTTCCTGAATTGACAGGGTATCTTTTCACAATTTTTTGTGGGGGGGTAGGGGGGGTTTGTCTTTTAGTTTCTTCTTGTTCTTTTAAGGGCTAAAAAGCAGTAGCAAAAAAACAACACATAAATTAATTAATAATTAATAATAAAAATACTTGCATTGTTAAGAAAGCTTAACTTATACTTGAAACACCCAATATCGGGTGGTATAGAAAAGGAAAGCAAAATGGCAAATAAAAAAACCCCAGCAAAAGTAAAACCGCTTACAAAGCTGCAAGAACTTGAACGCAAAGTAAGCATTATTGAAAGCGCGGTATATCAGTCTTACAACGACCAAGACGAAGTGTTTGGCTTGCTGTACTTAATTATTAATGAAGCAGAAAGCCCTGAACCCAATAAGTACCAGTTACGCAAGGCATTGCAAGGCTTACGCACCCTGCTTATTGCCAACCAGTGCAACATGATGGACTACGCTGGGCTGGAATATTGATGGTAGAAACCATAGTAATTGTGTTTGCCATTGGGGTATTTGCATTGTTTGCTACCCTAATGGCATTGGCTGCCGTACTACTTTATTGGACCAAATTATGAACGCATACGAAATAGCAGAATATTTAAAAGCTTTTGTAAACGAAGTAACCGACTACGACAGGGATTATCATTTAATGGCAGCAAGCCTGTTAATTTTGCAAATGGAAGAAGTTAAGGCCCTAAGAAAACAGCTTATTGCCGCTACAAGTGAACTTATGGATATTAAGCAGTGAACTTTACCGACTTTTATGCCCTATATCCGCGCAAAATGGGCCGTAAGGAAGCGGAACGAAGCTGGCATAGGCTAACCCCTATGCAGCAGCAAGAATGCCTTGAAGCCATGCCTAATTACATTAAGTATTGGAAGGTAAAAGAAACAGCTAAAGACTTTATCCCCTACCCTGCTACCTTCCTGAACCAAGAACGCTGGACTGATGAACTAGACATAGAACCCATAGTTACTAAAAAGCCTGAACTGCCTTTTTACGCTACTGAAGAACTAACCCTTAAAAAAGCGCAAGAAGTAGGTATTACACCGTATGCAGGGGAAGGCTGGCAGCAACTTAGGGCGCGAATAAGCCAAAAAATTAAGCAGTTAGATGAACAACTATAAAGATAGAATTGAATATTTGGCCCAGTCTTACATAGCTATTGCCCAGCGTTACCGCAATTGGGAACTGGTTAAAGAACTAATTGAAAAAAATAAAGATACAGAAGCGGATGTAAAAAAACGCATAAAGGAAATATTAGGAAAATGTTAGAAAAAGAATACGACCCACACGAAGCCATAAATTACATATTTACCCATAGCAAAGCGTTTGCCCAAGCTAAAGGGCAATTGGCCCAGTTAGAAGTATATAAAAGCAGCCTAAAAGCCATGATGATGAAAAAGTCAGGTGAACAAAGTTTAGGCGGCCAAGAACGCGAAGCTTACGCTTGTGAAGAATATATAAACTTAGGCCATGCTATTGGTGAAGCTACAGAAAGAACAGAAGAACTTAAATGGAAACTAGAAGCCGCTAAAATGCGCTTTCAGGCTTGGCAAACAGAATCCGCAAACAACCGCCAAATTGAAAGGCTTACACTATGATTAACTTAGCAGAAGAATTACTAATACTTAAAATGCTAACTAAAATGTATGAAAACGCACTTGCTAACAATGATAAAGTGCAAATTATGGAAATTGCAGTAGATATTGCAGAATCAGCAGAAAAATTGGAACAACGCAGCGTAGATAATGCCAACACCTAAATGCCCACAAAAGCCCAAAAAGAAACCTACCGAAAAATTGCTGAACTGGGGTGCTCATTATGTCGGCATCAAGGCTTTGAAGGAACGCCAGCAGAACTCCATCACATTAGAAGAAGTGGCATACGAAGCAGCAGTCCTGTTATCCCGTTATGCACCCATCACCATAGAGGAACAAATACCAGTATTCACGGAATGGGTCGAAAACGCTTTGAAGCAGAGTATGCCGTTACAGAAGAATACCTATTACAAAAAACCTTGGAGTTAATAGGTGAGTAGCTGGTTAATAATTCTTACAGGGCTTATCTATGTTTATATTGCAGGAGAACAGCTATTTAAAGGCGATTTTGGATTGGCTTGCATGTACGCTGGATATGCTTTTGCGAATTATGGGGCTTACTTAATTGCTACTAAATAGGGGTAAAAAATGAGTTTATGGGATACGGCAAACGATATTGAAGAAATATCACACAAATTATCTAATGTGCGAGATGCAGTTGAATTAATTGCAGAAGGTGTAGATAGCCCTTATAGCGGTGCGCTTTGGGTCGTGTATGCCGTGATTGATGATTTACAAGATAGAATGTATGTTCAAGCCGATAAAGTAATGGAATTACATAGAGAACAATCAAAGCCTAAAAAGGCAAAGAAATGAATTTTACAATCATGCGGCACAACGGCATGAAAGAAATTCAATACTTTTTTAGTATGGATGAACTTATTAAATCAATGCTCAATAACCCTAAAGACGCTTATCACCGCAATCTATAGTTCTAGTGGGTCTAGGCCGAGTTCTGCCGCTACCATTTTGCAACGGGTTCTGAACGGCTTGCCATGTTGCAGCCATTTATCGCCCTTTTGCCTGTAAAAAGACATATGTATCATTTCATGGCATAAAGTCGTTAATACCGTGTAGTAGTGGCCGCACCGTGCAGAAGATATAGTTACCGTATGTTCAAATTCATCGCTGGTATATAGATAAGTACCCATCAATTCAGGGTCATCTGTCACTACAAAATTTATTTCTTCAGGTAAAGGCATTTTCCATCGGCTATACGGGTAGCAACACGCTAAAGATGCGTATAAATTGCTAAGAACGGCTGGCGTCAACTTCATACCTTGTTTATACAGCCCCGAAATTCAAATTCACCTTCTTGTTCATCCGTTACCATAATCATTTCAGGCATTAACATACGCCCTTGGTCAAATGAAAGCATAACAAAGCCTGAACGCCAGTCTTTTGGACCATCTTCTGCATATTCAAAAGTAGGTGACATAGGGTCAGCAAGGCAGCCAGTTTGTACGCCCCAGTAAGTACCTTGGTAATTAGTGATTGGCTGCAAAGCTAAGACATGGGTATGACCAGTGATTATGTTAGTATTGCCAGCAGCCAGCAAATTGGCATAACCAGCATTACGGCCACCACGATAGCGGTGCTTAATTACGGTATCTTCCCCAACCCAGTACGACCAGCAAGTTTTCCATTCAGGAAAATGATATTTAAGGCTAAACCCATCTACACCGCTATATTCAGGCACTTTATTAACTAACCATGATTCATAACGCATATCGTGATTACCCAAAGTCCAAATTAATTCACACCCTGCTGGGCGGTGCTTGGCAATTTCGTCTAAGTGATAACGGCAAGCGTTAAGTTCTTGCAATACATTAGGCTTTTTGTCGTAATTAATGCTGGGAAAGCGGCTTAATATTTGCCCGTCAAATGCATCACCATTGCAAATAATGACTTGCGGCTTAAATTCTTTAATCATTAACAGCAATGCTTTGAATGCTGTTGTAGTGGTGTCTGTAAAGTGGGCATCCGAAAATACAATTACACGCTTGACCTTATCAACATCTATGCCCCTGCGGACATTGTGCGCTGCCAATTCCCGTTTTTTTGGCTTTTCTTTCTTAGGGTCACGCAATGAACTATGGGTATCTAACTTAATACCATACCTAATTTCCAAACTAGCCCGCCTGTTTGATGCACTTCTAGGGTTTGTTCCAGTCGCTTTTGCTACTAAAGTTGGACTGCCTAATTTATTCCAAAGTGCAATAAATTCTTCATCTTTCTTTTTGTTTGCTTTAGCCACAGTACATCCTTTATGATAAAGTTTACTGATAATAACTTAATTGCATGAATAATCAATGACATACGCACGGGTAGATACTAATCATAAAGAAATTGTTGCTGCATTGCGACAAGCTGGGGCAACTGTAGTGTCTTTGGCTGCAATGAAGCACGGCTGCCCTGACCTTTTGGTAGGTTACGAAGGTGAAACTTTGCTTATGGAGATTAAGAAAGATGCTAAAGCCAAGTTCACACCCGACCAATTAGAATTTATGGCTAAATGGAAGGGCGGTGCTGTAAGCCGTGTAGATAGTGTAGGTGCAGCACTTAGGGCGTTAGGAATTATACAAAAAGTGTTATAAAATACTGCAAAAGGAGTGTTTCTATGGAAAAGTCAATGGCGTTGTTTCTTGCAACCTTGCTGCATTCAGGCACAAACGCGCATTTTTTCCATTGGGCCACCAAAAGCTACGCTAAACACAAGGCTTTAGGGCATTTTTACGAAAACATTATTAATCATGTTGACGCCCTAGCAGAAACCTACTTTGGCGTTTATGGCCAAATTACTGATTTCCCAAGCACATACCATATGCCTAAAGAACCTTTAGCCTATTTGCAGTCATTGCAACGGTTTGTAAAGGAAGCACGGCCTGACTTGCCGCAAGACCCTGAAATCTGCCAGCTTATTGACAATATTGCCCAAGAAATTGACACTACCATTTATTTGCTTAAATTTAAGGCATAAAAATGACCCGCAGGGATGACATAGCCGCAGCAGTAGAAAAGCATGACAAACCCATCGCTAAAACTACTAAAGGTAAAGGCAAGCATTACCAAACGGTAGAAGAAGGCGCAGGCATGACGGCTGCAGGCAGAAAAGCCTACAACGCCAAGAACAACGCAAATTTACAAGCACCCCAAGCTAGTGGCCCAAGGCACGATAGTTTTTGCGCTAGGTCGGCAGGCTGGGCTGGGGAACGGGGCAAAGCAGCTAGACAAAGGTGGAAATGCTAATGGGTGACGGACTATACGCGAATATTCACGCAAAAAGGGCTAGAATCAAGGCTGGTTCAGGTGAAAAGATGGCTAAAAAGGGCGCAGAAGGCCGCCCCAGCGCACAAGACTTTAAAGATGCTGCTAAGACTGCCAAGCCTACACGCAAGGAAATGATTGCTTCTAAAATGAAGGATATGTGATGGCTGATTACGAACGCAAAGACAGCAACTACAAAGCAAAACACGGTAAAGAACCGCAAGTATTGCACCCTACAAACAGTGCTGGTAAGCCTAGTAGCCTTAGAAGGCTGCAGCAAGACCGCATGAACCGTAGGTCAATGATTGAAGACAAAGTTAAAGACTTACAAAAAGAGGAAGTGTAATGACACCAATTACCCCTATGAGCCGCAAATACAAAAAAGAAGATGCAATGCTGCGTAAAGAACATGAATCAACGCTTGAAAAGAACCAGCGTGAACGCTTAGAACGCAGGGCTGCTATTGCTAACAAATTGAAGGATTTGGATAAAGAAGTAAAGTAAGTCTATAATTAAGCATTATTAACTAACTACTTGGTTAAATATGCAAATAAAAGAAGTTGCTGTAGATAAGCTTATACCTTACGCCAAGAACAGCCGCACCCATTCTGAAGGCCAAGTGGCACAAATTGCTGCCAGCATTAAAGAATTTGGCTTTAGAAACCCAATACTGGTAGATGGCATAGGCGTAATAGCAGGGCATGGCCGCTTACTGGCTGCGCGCAAGCTAGGCTTAAAGCAAGTGCCTACCATTGACTGTAGCGACCTAACAGAACCCCAAAAGAAGGCTTACATTATTGCTGACAACAAGCTGGCAATGAACGCAGGCTGGGATGGTGAACTACTAGCCTTAGAAATGGAAGAACTGCTAAAGGGCAACTTTAACCTTGAACTGCTAGGCTTTAGCGAAACAGAACTAGACGAATTGCTAGACACAACGCCCCAAGAAGCAGAACTGGGCCTGCTGCCTGAAGAAAAGCTAGACAACTTTCTGAACGGGGACACCAAAATACTGCGGTTAGCCTATGATGAACAAGAATTTGAAACGGTAGTAAATGGCCTGCAAGAACTGCAAAAAGAATTGGAAGTAGAAGACTTTTCTACCATTGTTATGGCGTTAATACTTGAAAAATGCAAAAAATAGTCATTACCAACCCCTTAAAGCTAGACCACAATGCCTATAAAGGCAAAGTGCCTACTGCTAAAGACTATGACAGGGTAATTAACTTTGAATGCGAAATATACGAAAACGACAAGTTAGTATGTATATACAAGAAGGTTAGCCCTGAAGTTAAGGCTATTTTGGACTATGCCAGCGCAAACAGTACCAGCAAGAAAAGCAGCAGAACGCTAGGGGTAGTAACAAACAGCACGGTATTTGGTGCATTGCCCCGTGTAGCGTTAAGGGAAGATTATTGCAGGTTCAGTGGGGACACCAAGCAAGACCCCAAAATGTTTGGCTATTTAAGCAAGGCCGCGCAAGAACTTTGGAATACATACCAAGCAAAGCTGCCTGAAATGAGCCAATACTTTGAAACAGAAGCCAACAACATTAACCCTGACTGGATGAAAACAGGCACACCTTTTAGCACCATTAACATTAACAAGAACTTTGCCATTAAATACCATGTAGATGCAGGCAATATGGCCCAAGTATTTAGCAATGTGCTTATTAGCAAGAAAATGGCAGAAGGCGGTTACTTTGTCATGCCTGCCTATAGGGTGGCTTTAGCCCAAGATGATGGGTGGCTTGCCATTGTAGATGGGGTAAATATACTGCATGGCGTAACCCCCATTACCTACCATAGTGCCAAAAGCTATAGAAACAGCTTTGTTTTCTACACCCTTAAAAACTTAAAGCATTGTGAATGTAAAACGGATGAATTAGCCCGTATGAAAACGAAGGCCACAGAACGCGCTATTAAGCGTATGAACGGCAATAAAGACTTAGTTAAGCTACATGAAGGGCGTAGTAAAACCCCTACTTTATCGGAGATATAAAAATGCCTGCTATGGGAAGGCCACCGCATAAGCCAACAAAGGACAGTAAAGAACAGGTTAAACGCCTGTCTGCTTTAGGCTGCCCCCATGAAGATATTGCTACACGCCTGAAAATAAGCGCAGATACCCTTACGAAATACTATAAGGATGAACTAGACGAAGGCCGCATAGATGCTAACGCAGCCATTGCAGGCACATTGTTTAGCCAAGCCAAGAAGGGCAATACTACAGCCGCTATATTTTGGTTAAAGACTAGGGCGCGGTGGAAGGAAACCCAAGTTAATGAAGTAACAGGCGCAGATGGTGGCGATTTAAGAATAGCTTGGGCAGATGAAGGTAATTAAGCTTAAATACCGCCCCCGTAAGGTATTTGAAGACTTCCATAGCCGTAAAGAACGCTGGGCTATTATCGTTGCACACCGTCGGGCAGGAAAAACAGTCGCTTGCATTAACGACCTAATAGTTAGGGCCAGCCTAGAAGGTAAGCCAAACGCGCGGTATGCCTACATAAGCCCGTACCACAGCCAAAGTAAGTCCATTGCTTGGGACTACTTAATGCGCTATGCAGAACCCCTTTATAAAGGCCATAACGCTAGTGAACTATGGGTAGAACTGGTAAATGGGGCAAGAATACGGCTATTTGGTGCAGACAACCCCGATGCGTTGCGCGGAATGTATCTAGATGGCGTTATTTTGGATGAATATGCGGACATGAAGCCTAGCGTATGGGGCGCGGTACTAAGGCCGTTACTTGCAGACCGTAGCGGCTGGGCCGTGTTTATTGGTACACCCAAGGGCCATAACGCTTTTTATGATGTATATAACGAAGCCCAAAAAAGCCCTACATGGTTTACCCGTACATTCAGGGCAGACCAAACAGGCTTGCTGCCAACTGCTGAACTAGAAGATGCCCAGCGCAGTATGACACCTGACCAGTACGAACAGGAGTTCTTATGCAGCTTTGAGGCGGCCATCCTTGGGGCGTTTTACGGTCAGGAGATGCGCCAAATAACGGACAGCCAGCGCATAACCACCGTAGATTACGACCCTATGTTCCCTTGCCATACAGCTTGGGACTTAGGTTATAACGACAGTACAGCTATTTGGTGGTTTCAGGTGGTGTATGGGGAAATACGGGTATTGGATTACCACCAAAGCAATGGCAAAGCCATACCCTATTACACAGGTTTAATTGCCCAAAAGGAAGATGAATTTGGGTACAAATATGGCACACATTACCTGCCACATGACGCTAGGGCAAAAACACTAGCTAGTGGTGGAAAGAGCATAATTGAACAAATTTCTGCAAAAATTGACATAAAACACCTTAAAATTGTTCCAAATCTGTCATTACAGGATGGTATTCAAGCAACAAGGCTTGCATTAACTAGGGCTTGGTTTGATAATAGATGTGAAGAAGGCATTGAATGTTTACGCCAATACCAAAGAGAATACGATGAAGATAAAAAAGTATTTAGAGATAAGCCGCGCCACGATTGGACTTCACACGGAAGCGATGCTTTTAGGTATATGTCAATTGTTTGGAAAGACGAAGAAACCCCTATTCTTAAAGATAACCGCATTAAAGGCCTTCATGTTGGCGAAACTGAAGTAACGCTAAATGAAATGTGGAAACAAACCCCCCAAATAGTAAACAGGAGAATTTAAATGACAACAGCAGCCGCAACATTTGCACTACCCTACGAGCATGTAGCAGCTTCACAAACAGCCCAAGTATTAGGCACAACAGGCGCAACTGGCGATTATTTACATCGCTTAGTTATTACTGTATCCGCTACAGCTACTTCTACTGTAAGCCTGTTAGATAACACTACATCCCATGTATTAGTAGCCGCCAATACTGCAATCGGTGTTTATTCCATTGAAGTAAACACTTTTTCTAAAAATGGTGCTTGGAAAGTAACTACGGGTGCTGGTGCTGAAGTAATAGCAGTAGGTAACTTTACCTAGGAATAGACATGGAACACACATACGAAGATTGGTTTAACTGCATAGCCCAATACGAAAGAACTTTTAAAGAATGGGAAGGCCGCGCAGATAAAATCGTAAAGCGTTACCGTGATGAAAGCCGCAGCCGTAACAACCCACAGGCTAAGTTCAATATCCTATGGTCGAATGTGCAAACCATTACCCCTGCTGTATTTGCTAGGCTTCCGCGCCCTGATGTAAGCCGTAGGTTTAGGGACAATGACCCAATTGGCCGTGTAGCTTCCATGATGCTAGAACGCGCCCTTGAATACGAAATTGAGCATTACGGGGATTATTCCAGTGCAATGAAGCAAACCGTGCAAGACCGCTTATTAGGTGGGCGCGGTACTGCATGGGTACGCTATGAACCCCATATTGTTGGCCAACAGGCTGGCATGGGTGAAGGCGCACCTGAAGATGGCTTTCAGGTAACAGAAGATACAGACGAAGCCGAAACCGAAGGCGGCATTTACCGTGAAAACGAAGAACGCATAGAATACGAATGCGCCCCAGTAGATTATGTGTATTGGCGTGACTTTGGCATGACCGTAGCCCGTACATGGGAAGAAGTAACCGCAGTATGGCGTAAGGTGTACATGGAACGCCCTGCCCTTGTAGAACGCTTTGGCGAAGAACTAGGCGGCAAAATTCCACTAGATACCAAGCCCGACACAAGTAAAAGCTTTAACCAAAAGATGGGTGAAGGTTCACGGGAAGCCCTTATTTATGAAATATGGGACAAAACCACAGGGCAAGTGCTTTGGCTTTCTAAGTCCATGGGCAAGGTTTTAGATGTAAGGGATGACCCCCTGCAATTAGAAAACTTTTGGCCATGCCCAAAGCCTATGTTTGCTACATTAACAACGGACAGCCTAATACCTGTACCTGACTATGTACTGTACCAAGACCAAGCACGGCAGCTAGACACACTGGCAGACCGTATTGATGGCTTTATTCAGGCACTAAGGGTACGGGGCGTTTATGATGCTTCTGAACCTAGCCTGCAGCGTTTATTTACCGAAGGTGAAAACAACGCCTTGCTGCCAGTTAAGAATTACGCAGCCTTTAGCGAAAAAGGCGGTATGGCTGGGGCTATTAACCTAGTAGATATTGCCCCTATTGCTGCTGCACTGCAAAGTTCATACCAAGCAATGGACCAAGTAAAGGGCCAAATTTACGAAATTATGGGTATTGCCGACATTCAGCGCGGCCAAACAGACCCTAACGAAACACTAGGCGCACAAATTATTAAGTCTAATAACGCTTCAGGGCGTTTAAAGACTATGCAGCATGAAGTGGTTAATTTTGCTACTGCCTTGCTACAAATTAAAGCGCAGATTATTTGCCAGCACTTTACAGATGACACCATTGTAAAAATTAGTGGTGCAATGCAACTTAGCCCACAAGACCAAGCCTTAATTCCACAGGCTTTGGCACTGCTGAAGGATGAACCTGCCAAGAACTTCCGTATTGAAGTAACTACGGATTCTATGATTTATCAGGATGAACAGCAAGAAAAGCAAGACCGCGTAGAATTCCTAACCGCAGTAAGCCAGTTTATGCAAACTGCCCTGCCAGTAGCGCAAACTTCCCCTGAACTTACCCCATTGCTTATGGAAATGCTGAAGTTTGGCGTTACCGCGTTTAAAGCTGGTAAGGGCATGGAAGGACTTATTGACGAAACCGCAGATAAGTTTAGGGCGCAAGCACAAGCAGCCGAAGGCCAACCCAAGCCACCTACACCTGAAATGCAGAAGTTACAGATGCAGGCCCAAATGGAACAGGCTAAGATGCAAGCCCAAGCACAAGCTAAACAGGCCGAAATGCAGATGCAGGTACAAATGGACCAGCAAAAGCTACAAATGCAAATTGAATTTGAAAAGGCTAAACAAGAATTCCAAGCACAGGAAAACAACCTTAAATTCCGTTTGGAAGCTGAACGCAACGCTGCTGACCGCGAAATGGAACTAAAAATTGCCCAAATGAAGATGCACACCGAGCGCAATACCCAAGTTCTGCTGGCGCATATTAACAACGGGGCAAAGATTGAAGTAGCGCGTATTGGTTCAGATGATTCTGATGGCGCACAAGCCTACATGACTGAAATGGATATGGCAGATTCCATGAAACACCCTATGCAGCCTATTGCTGATGCTATTGCCATGAGCAACCAGCAAATGACCCTAGCATTAGGTGATTTGGTAAATACCATAAATGAAAACCACAACCGCCCCAAACAAGTATTACGGGGTCAAGACGGTAAAATTATAGGCGTTCAATAATGGCTATAACAGTCAAGCATTTAAAGGTTTCAACCGTACCCGATGCAGGGGATGACACCCTTGTAGAACCTTCAGATTGGAATGCTGACCACCAATTAACGGGAACTGTACCTGTAGAAAACGGTGGTACTGGCGCAGCAACCTTAACTGGTTATGTAAAGGGTAACGGCACGGCAGCAATGACGGCTGCGGCCACCATTCCAAGTACGGACATTACTGGTTTAGGCACAATGGCTGCCCAAAATGCTAATAATGTGGCTATTACTGGCGGCACAATGGCAGGCGTAGCCATTACTGGTTACATACCAACAACGGAAAAAGCACAGCCTTTAGGCGTTGCTACCCTTGATGCTGCTGGTAAAGTGCCAACTTCCCAAATACCCATGCAAGGTGATTTAAATTACCAAGGCACATGGAACGCTAGTACAAATACCCCAACCCTTACAAGTTCAGTAGGCACTAAGGGCTATTACTATGTAGTGGATGTAGCTGGCAGCACCAATTTAAACGGTATTACCGACTGGCAAGTAGGTGACTGGGCCATATTTAACGGTTCTATTTGGCAAAAAGTAGATAACACGGATGCTGTAACCAGCGTAAACGGGCAAACAGGTACAGTAGTTTTAACCACTACCAACATTGCCGAAGGTACAAACCTTTATTACACGGATGCACGGGCTAGGGCAGCAATTAGCGCAGGTACGGGTATTAGCTATAACAGCACAACGGGCGTAGTAACAAACGCTGCCCCTGACCAAACCGTAGTTTTAACGGCTGGAACGGGTATAAGCACTAGCGGCACATATCCTAACTTTACTATTACCAACACTAGCCCTAGCTTGGGCGGTGATGTAGTTGGCCCAGCTTCTTCTACAGACAATGCAATAGCCCGTTTTGACACCACAACAGGCAAATTGCTGCAAAACAGTGTGGTTTTAGTAGGTGACACAGGCGCAGTAACAGGCGTTACGACATTAGCCGCTTCTACTAGCGTTACTACCCCAATAGTACAGGCTACCAATTCTGCTGGTTTAGCCCTTAGAAACTCTGCTGGAACAACCCAAATTAGCATGGGTGGCGGTGGTGGCGATAATGTAACCATTGCTGTAGCTACAAATATTAATGGTGCAAACGCACAAATTGACATTAGCCCTACGGGTACTGGTCATGTACACATTAAGCCTACTGGTACAGGTTCGCTTGAAATTGAACCTACAAACGCTGGAACAATGAATAACATGGTTATTGGTGGCACAACGCCTTTAGCCATTACAGGCACAACCATTACAGCAAACACCCAATTTAGTGGTGCTGGCACAGGTTTAACTGGAACTGCCACAAGTTTATCCATTGGCGGCAACGCAGCAACCGTAACAAATGGCTTTTACACTACTTCTAGTTTTAACTTAGGAACTACAAGTATTGCAGTTAATCGTGCTTCTGCCAGCCAAACCCTTACTGGAATCAGTATTGACGGTAACGCAGGTACGGCAACAAACGGTGTAGTTACTACAGGAAGTTATGCAGACCCTAGCTGGATTACTAGCCTTGCAGGTAGTAAAATAACTGGAACAATTGATGGCGGTTCATTTTAAAGGAAATTAGTATGCCAACAGATATTAAATTAAAAAATAGCGTAACCGCTACAAATGCGCCTACTTCACTACAACAAGGTGAAGTTGCGATCAATATTACCGACAAAAAGGTATGGGTAGGTAACGCTGCAACAACCCCAGTACAGCTTTTAGGTGCTGGCGCAAGTGGTACTTTTGGCGCACTTACGGTTACATCCCTAACAGATTCAGGCAACCTTACCTTCACAGGTACAGGTAATCGTATTCTTGGTGATTTTAGTAATGCTACGATTGCTAGTCGTGTTGCGTTTCAAACTAGCACAGTAAACGGCTCTACTTCTGTTGCTGTTTTACCAAATGGAACAGGATTATCTGCTTCATTGCAGACCTTCAACAATAGTGACCCTACAAACGCTGGTCGTTTATACATAAATGCAGCAAATTCCTCTGCTAATATTGTTTCTGATATTACAGGAACAGGAACATACCTACCACTAACAATGTACACAGGCGGTAGTGAAAGAGTCCGCATTGATACAAGTGGTAATGTAGGTATTGGTACTAGTAGTCCTTCTAATGCTTTGCAAATTTCAAAAGCATCAGGAAACGCTATTTTTAGATTAACTGATACTACATCTTCAGTAGATACTTATTTTATTTCTGATTCTGTCGGGACAACAATAGCACAAACTAGCGCCCTTCCAATGTTGTTTAAAACATTTAACGCAGAACGGATGCGTATTGACTCTAGTGGTAATGTAGGTATTGGTACAAGTAGTCCAGCAAATAAATTGCACATAAAAAGCAACGACAATACTCAAGCTACTGGTATTGCTAGTTTTTATTCAAACAATGGAACTGCTGCATTATTGATTGGATTTGATAGAATTAATGGTACTAACTCTACACCAGCAAATGCTTCATTAGATTTAGGTGTTTCTAGTGTTCCGCAAGCAGTTCGTATTGACTCTAGTGGTAATTTGTTGGTTGGTACTACAACAACTAGAGATGCAAAAATTGTTTCTGCTGGGGCTTCTGCTAATTATTCTTTTAGGTCGGATGCTGCTAATACTGCTGGTATTTATTACCACATGACATTTAATCCTGCTGGTGGAACTCAAGCTGGTTTTATATCTTCAACAACAACTTTAACAACATATTCAACCGCATCAGATTATCGTTTAAAAGAAAACATCGTACCAATGACAGGTGCTTTGGCTAGGGTATCTGCACTCAAACCTGTTACTTATCAATGGAAAGTAGACGGTTCTGCTGGCGAGGGCTTTATTGCTCATGAACTTCAAGTAGTAGTGCCTGAGTGTGTTACTGGCGAAAAAGACGCTGTAGATGCTGAAGGCAAGCCAGTCTATCAAGGTATCGACACCAGCTTATTAGTAGCTACACTAACGGCAGCAATTCAAGAACAACAAGCACTTATTACCAACTTAACAAATCGCTTAACAGCATTGGAGAATAAATAATGTTTACATGGAATGTAGTACAGATGGACAGACTTACTTCTGATGGCTTTGTAGTCACAGTACATTACACAGTAAACGCTGTTGATGGTGATTACACCGCTTCTACCTATGGCACAGTAGGCTATACACAGGGCGAAGGTTCTTATGTACCTTACGCAGACTTGACTGAAGCTGAAGTTGTTGGCTGGGTACAAGAATCGCTTGGCAAGGACACAGTAGAAGAAAGTTTGGCAGCACAGATTGAAGCGCAAAAGAATCCAGTACAAGAAGCTGGCGTTCCTTGGGCAGTCACATTACCAGCACCGATTTAATCAACCGTAGTACAACTTGGAGAAAATAATGGGAAAAAATGAAAAAGCCCCGTTTATTGTTTTAAATGATGTGGAATACGACATTGAAAGCATGACAGACCAGCAAAAGGTAATGATTAACCACCTTGCTGACCTTGATAAAAAGCTAGGTTCTATGCAATTTAACATGGAACAACTGCAAGTAGGCCGTGAAGCCTTTATCAAAATGCTTTCTGAATCCCTTGTTGCTAAAGTAATTCAGTAATGTTTTCTACGGCTTTTCAAGCTAATGCGTTTCAAAATAACGCTTTTCAGGTATATGTCCCCCCTACCCCTGATACCAACAGGGCAGGTGGGGATGATGCAAGCTGGACTGCTGAAGAACTAAAGCGCATTAGGCGGTTACAGCAAAAGATTGCTGAACGGCAGCGTTTACTTGAAAAAGCCACCAAAGATGCTAACGCTTCACGCAAGCAAGCATTTAAGAATTTAATTGACCCTGTTGCAAAAGTTAAGCAACCTAAAGTACAATCTAAACAAGAGGTTAAAGCTGATATACCGTTAGCTGCAACACAAGATTTAGAACGGTCTATAAGCTACCTTGAAAGGCAACGGGATAACATCCTTGCGGCAGTAGCTTACAGGCAAGAAGCAGCCAATATACAGGCTAAACTTCAAATACTAGAAGCCCAACGCCAAGAGGAACTTGACGATGAGACTTCAATATTATTACTACTTTAGACCCACACGCACAATATAAGTTAGCTTACGATAACCTACACGCTGGCAGGTATGCTGCTGGATTTAGGCTATTTGAATACCGTTGGCATCCAGCCATTTTAGGCAACCAGCAAATTCCATACGACAAGCTGCCAAAGGCCACTAAGGCTTGGCAAGGTGAATCGCTGCTAGGCAAAACCATAGTAGTACAAATGGAACAAGGCTTTGGCGATATATTTCAATACGCACGGTTCTTACCAGCCTTAAAGGTTATGGGGGCTAAAAAGCTAGTCGTGCTAACTGTACCTAACTTGTTCCCCGTACTAGGGCAAATGGAATGCATTGACCAGCTAACAAACCTTACAGAAGAAGGCCCAGCCGTAGAATGCGACTTATGGGTAGGTTCTATGTCACTGCCTTACTACATTGACTGCGCTATGCCCTATGTAAAAGCCCTTTTCCCTATAAATAGAAACAAAATAGTAGGTTCTGAAGGCTATTTTGAAGCTGAACCTAGCAATATTCCAAAAAAAATAGGCGTAAATTGGTCAGCCAGCAAGGGAACGCTGCATTGGATTAAGTCTATTTCAGCAGAACACATGGAAAAGCTAGTAGGGGATGATGCATACAGCCTTAACCCCGAAACAGACGGGTTATTTAGGCCCTTACCTGACGATGGCTGGAAGAAAGACTGGTCAATTACCGCTAAACACATGAAGGCCATGAAGGGCGTTGTTACCGTAGATACTGGAACAGCCCATTTAGCAGGTGCTTTGGGCGTTAAATGTGTAGTTTTACTACCTAAAGAAGAATTTGTATGCTGGCGGTGGAAAAATGCCCGTTGGTACGACAGTATTTGCCTACTTAGGCCCAGTGAATACGAACAATTACCCGAAATCATAAGGAGAATGTAATGGCGTTGGTAAAAATCAGCGTAACTTGCCCTTGCTGCAAGGTAACGCATGAAGAATATGATGAAAAGCAGTTTAATGACCGCGAAAAATACCTTTCTTACTGGAATTTACCGTTTGAAGGAGAAGAAGCGGACAAAGCATGGCGGCAAAAGCTGGAAATGACACCTAAAGAAGCCCCTACGGTTATTCCTGACATTGCAGGCCATATAAGCATGGCTGATGGCACATGGGTAGGCAGCCGTTCTGCACACCGTGAAAACCTAAAGCGCAATAATTGCGTAGAAATAGGCAATGATGTGCCAATGCAGAATAAACCCATTGAAATTAGCCGCAAAGATCAAGAAGCCCGTAAACGGCAAATTGCTGAAATTACCTATTCCAAACTTAATTACAGATAAGGCCCACCATGTCAGATGACCGCAGAGAATTACTAGAAGCAGCTTTAGACCAAGCCGAAGAAGGCACTTTAGAAGCCCCCATTGAAAACGACATAGAGGTAAACAATGACCCCATCCAAGCCGAAAACGCCAGTGAAGAAGCCAGCCTTGAAGAAGGCAACAACCGTGACGAAAAAGGCCGTTTTACAGCCCAAGAAGCCAGTGCCGACCAAAATACCATTGAAGAACCTGACATGGTGGCAGAAGCTAGTGATGTTTCTGACGAAGAAATAAAACGCCCTACTACATGGAAAAAGGAATATGTAGAGGTTTGGAACAAGATGCAAGAAGGCAAGCCGCTAGACAAAGCAGAATTTGCTAAGTTTGCTGAATATGCCAACCAGCGCGAATCTGAATACAAAAAGGGCGTTTCTGCCTACAAAGCAGAAGCAGACAATGCACGGCAGCTTACAGAAGCTATTGGCCCGTTTGTACCTGAACTGCAGCAGCAAGGCATTCACCCCGTAGCTTGGATTAACAACTTGGGCCGCGCCCATATGATTCTAAGCAAAGCACCGTATGACCAAAAGGTGCAAATGTTCCATAGACTTGCTGCAGATTATGGAATACAATTAAATTCAGATAGCTTACAAATGCCTGAACAGGCGTATGTAGACCCGTACCAACAGCAGTTAATGCAACAATTGCAGGCTACACAGCAGCAAGTGCAACAACTGTCGGCAATACGGGAACAGGAAGAAAATGCACGGCTGACCCAAGAAATTAGCCGTGTAAGTAGCAACAAGGTGGCTTTTCCGCACTTTGAAATGGTACGGGAGGATATGGCTCAATTACTTGAGCGAGGTTTAGCCCAAGACCTAGAAACGGCTTATGCCAAAGCAGTGCGTATGAATGATGAAGCTTACAAGCTAGAACAGGATAAACTCCTGAAATCAGTTGGTAACCAAGCATCTAAGGCACAGCAAGTAGCTAAAGCTAAAGCAACTGCGGTTAGTCCAAAGTCCGTTACACCTAGCGGCCAAGTGTCTAAAACAGATGCAAAGGATAGACGGTCTTTGTTGATGGCTTCTTTAGCCGATGCAGAAGGCGGTCGGGTTTAACTTAATTTAATAAAGGAAATATCATGGCATTCGCTAATAGCGCAATCACCGATATTATCGCTACCACCATTCAAAGTCGTAGCGGAGTATTGGCAGACAACTTAACGCAGAACAACGCAATCCTTCAACGCCTGAATTCTAAAGGTAATGTCCGTCCATTTTCGGGCGGTAATGTAATCCTTGAAGAAATCATGTATAACGATCCCGCGACCAATAATGCTAATAGCTATAGTGGTTACGAGGTACTAAACATTACCCCTGACAGCCCTATCAGTGCTGCCCAGTTCAGCATTACCCAATATGCTGATTCTGTAACCATGTCAGGCCTTGAAATGTTGCAAAACAGCAGCAAGGAAGCAATCATTGACCTGTTAGATGGTCGTATGCAAGTTTCTGAAGCCCGCCTGTTAAACCGCATTTCTACCGATATTTTCGGAGATGGCACAGGCAATGGCGGCAAAAATATCACTGGATTGGCTGCTGCAGTCAGCACTTCACCTACTACTGGTACATACGGTGGTATTAATCGTGCAAACTGGACCTTTTGGCAGAACCAAGCTACAACTGGCGCAAACTCATCCGCTTTGATTCAAGCTGCAATGACTGAAGCTGCAATTAAATCAGTCCGCGGTTCAGACAAAGTTGACCTTATTGTTGCTGGTAACACCTTGTATCAGCGTTATGTAGCTTCTTTACAGGCTATTCAGCGTATTGCAGGTGTAGACGAAGGCGCAGCAGGTTTTGCTTCCCTGAAGTTCTACGGTGGCGGTATGTCTGCTGACGTTATTTTGGGTGGTGGTTTTGGTGGCCAAGAAAACGCATTGACAATGTATTTGTTAAACACAAATTACATTTTCTTCCGTCCACACAAAGAGCGTAATTTCGTACCTATTGGTGGAGAACGCCAGTCAATCAATCAAGACGCGATTGTTAAGCTTTATGGCTGGGCTGGAAACTTGACTTGCTCGAATTCGTTCTTGCAAGGCGTGTTGACTGGTTCTTAATCAACTGACTAAATAAAGGAAAATATTATGTCATATAACATTACCCCAACCGCAGGCATTAATTTGGATTATGAAGTTCAAACTAACCCAAATTCTGCTGGCGTAGCAATACCTACCAATGGCCCACTTGGTTCACAAGTGTTTGGTTCAGATGGTTTGCGTTATGTACTAGGCGTTACTGGCGCAGCTATTACAGCTTCTACAGCAACTTGCTCTATCAATGCTTCAACATTCGTTGTTACAGCTTCAGGCGGTACTTATTTAAGCCCAGCCGTTGCTTTAGCTTCAGGTGATTATGCTTGGTTCAGCAAAGCTAGTGTTTAATAGTTTTTTGTAGCAAAAACAAGGGGTTATCTTAGCTGGTAGCCCCTTTTTTCTAACTGTTTTACCTTTAATACCTTGAAGGAGATTTAAAAATGGCATTACCTAGCGATGAAAACAATGCAGACAGCCGCTTACAGGTTCGTTTCTACAAACGCCCAGTACAGCAAGAGCAAGAAACAATAGATGCAGGCCGCCCAATATACAAAGAATTTGATTTTGTACATATTTGCGTAGCAGGCGATACCCTAACCGAAATTGACACCTACGCTTTAGCAAGCCATAAAACCCGTTTTCCTA